CACTGTCGATCATGGACTCAGCATGGCGAGCCGACCTGTTTAAGTTTGCCATGCACCGCACTGTGGACATTGCTTATGGCAGCGTTACTAAACGCAAGGCGATACTCAATGGCGATGCCGAGTTCGTCATCATCAACTTCGATGGGGTTGAGATTGTCGAAAAAGAAATCGAGAGAGGCGGGTTCGACCTGATCGTGGTCGATGAAGCTAACGCATACAAAAATACGTCTACTAAACGATGGAAGGCGTTAAACCGGCTGGTTGGCCCACGCACGTGGCTTTGGATGTTGACTGGTACTCCCGCTGCACAATCACCAGTAGATGCTTACGGATTAGCAAAGCTAGTAAACCCGGGCGGAGTTCCGCGTTTCGCGTCCACGTTTAAGGACATGGTGCTGCTAAAGATATCGCAGTTTCGGTGGATACCTAAAGAGAACGCAACCCAAACGGTGTTCCGGGTGTTGCAGCCCGCGATTCGGTTTAATAAAGCTGACTGTCTTGATCTGCCGGATATGACGTACGTACGGCGTACGGTCGAATTAACCCCGCAACAAAAGAAATACTACAAGCTACTCAAGGACAAGCTAATTATTAAAGCCGGGGGCGAGCAAATTACCGCAGTGAATGCAGCCGTAGCAATGACGAAGCTACTGCAAGTTGCTGGCGGGGCCGTGTACTCAGACAACGGCGAGGTCATCGAGTTCGATATCAAGAATCGGTACGCTGTACTAAAGGAGGTAATTGAAGAGGCAAGCCAAAAGGTGTTGGTGTTCGTGCCGTACAAACACTCGATTGACCTGATTGCCGAGAAGCTAACTGCTGACAAAATAACCAATGAGATCATTCGGGGCGACGTGTCTGTGAACAAACGCACGGACATTTTCAAACGGTTTCAAGAAACCCCTGACCCCAAAGTGTTGATTATACAGCCCCAATCCGCAGCACATGGTGTTACGTTAACAGCCGCAAATACTGTGGTGTGGTGGGGACCGACCGCTTCACTTGAAACGTACGCTCAAGCTAATGCACGAGTCCATAGGGCAGGGCAACGGCATCCTTCAACGGTTGTACAGCTAGCCGGATCGGGAGTTGAGACGCACGTTTACAAGCTACTAGATAACAAAATAGACGTTCATGCACAGATCGTAAATTTATACGACGATCTACTTGCACAGTAACAAAAACCCTGTTAAACTACACTTCCCTTTACCTTGAAGGAGCTATCGTGCCCCCCGAAAAACCTGAAGACACCAAGAACGAAACTATTCTTACGCCTGAGACGTTAGTGCGTATCTACCTTAAGATGAAGGAAGCGCGTGAGAAGTTGGCCGCAGACTTCAAAACCGCTGATGACAAGATTAAGTCTCAAGCTGATGCGGTCAAACGAGCGCTGTTGACTTACTGCAAAAATAATAACCTTGAATCCGTGAAGACGGCAGAGGGTATGTTCTATCGAACGACACAAAAGACTTACTTCACCAATGATTGGGAGTCGATGGGTCGTTTTATCGTGGAACACAACTGCCCCGAGGTGTTGGAGAAACGGTTGCATCAAAGTAATTTGAAGCAATTTCTTGAGGAAAACCCGGAGCTTCTGCCTCCCGGGCTGAATGCTATGACTGAATATTCAATTACTGTTAGGAGAAATAAACAATGACCGAGCCGCTTGTCCCGATTGAGTCCCTAGCAAGAACCCTAACAGTGTCGATTACCACTGTAAGAAGTTGGGTTAGGACTGGACTGATCCCGGGCGATATGTACGTGAAGATCGGTAATACGTACCGATTTGACAAAGAAGCCATTATCAACCACTTTAAGCCCATGCAGAAAAATCCAGTTGTTGCGGAACCAGCCCCCCAAGCTGACCCTCGGCAGATGGAACTGAACTTCGACGTTGACGTAAACCTTTGAGGTACCTATGAACGAACTATCCCTATTTGGCAATCGCCGCACTTCTACCCGCCTTGTTGATGTTGCTGATGCGCTTACTGAAAGCGTCAACTCTGGTAACGTCAATCGTCGCCTGAGTCTTGAAGGTAACTTCTTCCGTGAAATTATTAACGGTAAGGAAGTCCGGGTTAACGAGGAGCGGGCAGTTAACGTAGTAATTGTTAACGCAGCACCAATCTCTAAGATGTACTTTGCCGAGGCGTATGTCAAAGGCAAGCCCTCTAAGCCTACTTGCTGGTCGTCGGATTCCCAAACCCCTGATCCCGCAGTGCCTGATGATCAGAAGCAAGCTGCTCGCTGCATGGATTGCCGTCAAGCAATCAAGGGTTCCGGGCAAGGAGACTCCAAAGCGTGTAAACCGCAGCAGCGGATTGCGCTTATGTTTGAAGGTGCTATTGAGAAGCGTGAGGTCTATCAGTTAACGCTTCCTCCTACTAGCATTTTTGGTGATGCGTCTGAGCATGGCGGTAAGATGCCATTGCAAGCGTATGCCCGCTACCTTAAAGCGCATGGCGAGAAGGCTATTGGCATCGTGACCGAGATGCGGTTCGATAAAGATAGCTCCACCCCCAAACTTACCTTCAAGCCGGTTCGTCCGTTGGACGATGGGGAAATTGAAGCGGTCTTGGAAATGCGTGACCATCCCGATACTCAGCGGTACCTGAAGCTGAATGTATCGCAGATGGATAAGGTTATCCCTCCCCCTGCATTGCCCCCGTTGTTTGATAAGTCGGAACCCAAAGCCGAGGCCAAGCCGAAAGCAAAGCCGAAGGTTGAGGAAGACGAAGAGATTGAAGAGCCTAAGAAAGTAGTCAGTAAAAAGACTAGTTCCGCGCCCCCTGCGGAAGCAATTGATATGAGCTTGATCGTTGGCGAATGGGACGATTGATCGAGTAATATCTAAACGAGGCGGTTAGGGCATCCGTGCTCTAGCCGCTATTTTTTTCTTCGTATGGGGCGAAGATGCAAGCGAAGGAATTTCTTGAATCTGTCTTGGGGCAGGACGGGTTCTATTGTACGGTGGGGTTGAAGGGTCCGAAGGATAACGTCACACGAGTCCAACGGCTATTCGACAACCTTGATGATGCTATTAACGAAGTATTCAGATTGGATTCGCAAGGGTTCAACGCCTACCATGCGCAAGCCACATTTGAAACGGACAAAAACCGAAAGCAGGAAAATGCTAAATACCTTAAATCGTTCTACCTAGATATTGACTGCGGTGATGGGCCTAAGAAAGATTTCCCCACACAAGCCGAGGCGTTAGTTGCACTCAGGTCTTTTTGTAAGGCTACTAAGTTACCCAAACCGACCATCGTTAATTCTGGTTATGGGTTACATATTTACTGGAGGCTGACCGAACAAGTCTCGGCTAGCGAGTGGCTATCTGTTGCGAAGCAGTTCAAGCAGGTAGTTAACAAGCAGGGGATGAAGTGCGACCAGACTTCCACATCAGACTCGGCCCGGATACTACGCACTCCGGGTACGCATAACTATAAAAATGGTACGCCTAGAGTAGTTGAAGTGGTTGGCGAGATCGCGGCGGCTATCCGTTTTGAAGATTTCAGAAGCCTAATCGGGGCAACTCCGGCACCACAAGGTAGTGCCAAGGTTAAGGAAGAATACGACCCGCTTACTCAAACTTTAATAAGCAACTATCAGCACAGATTCAAAACGATTCTGTTAAAGAGTGCTCAGGGTAAGGGGTGCGCTCAACTACTGAAGATTGCGACTGAGCAAGCCACGATGCCGGAACCTATGTGGCGAGCGGGTTTGTCGATTGCTAGCTACTGCATGGATAAAGCGATTGCCATCCACAAGATATCGGATCGGCACCCTCAATATAGTCCAGACGAAACGCAGGAGAAGGCTGACAAGATAGGTGGCCCTTACATCTGCGAAACTTTCAACGATCTAAATCCGGGGTTGTGCGAAGACTGCTCGCACTGGAAACGCATCAAGTCCCCGATTGTTCTTGGCCGGGAGATCAGAGAAGCCGAGGAAGAAGATAGCGTAGTACAAACAAATAGCGCGTCGAGCCATACGATCCCGAAGTACCCGTTCCCTTATTTTCGTGGGGCTAACGGTGGCATTTACCGAAGGGACAAGGACAAAGACGGTGACCCCAAAGAAATCTTGGTCTACCACAACGACCTGTATGTAGTCCGTAGGATACGAGATCCAGAAGCGGGCGAGTCCGTAATGATGCGACTGCATCTGCCAAGAGACGGGGTACGGGAATTTACCGTACCACTAACCTCCGTTACGTCACGTGATGAATTTAGAAAGGTAATGTCGTTAAACGGCGTTGCCGTTATTAACCCGGAGCACCTTATGCACTACACCACTTCATGGGTAAACCAGCTACAAAACACGGCAGTGGCTTACGAAGCTAGACGGCAATTCGGTTGGGTTGGGAACAAGGAAAACCCCATGCAGTCATTTGTTATCGGCTCGATGGAAATATTCCCAGACCGTGTTGACATCAGCCCCCCATCCGTATCGACCGCAGGGTTAGTACCATTATTTCAGCCAGAAGGTTCTTTGGAAAAAT